GACGTCACTGGAGACCAGATTCAAAAGTGCAATCTGATACTCACAGACATCCACCAACAGACTCTCACCGATGTCCACCAGGACAAAGGGAATACGTGTCATGTTGAGGATACTTGGGCCCGCAGGGTTACCATCCCGATCAATCAAACCCCCGTCCGCATCATAAAACTGGATATGAACCTGTCCAGTGGAATCGTCGACCCACAAATGGCGGAAACGAATGACATCAGCGTCGGGCAAACCAGACGCCCTGTCGTAACTCAACACCTGGTCGCGAAGCAACAGAGATTTGAACTCCGAAGGCATCTCAGGATTGGTGCAGGCATACGAAAGGATATCTTCCCGCTTGTAGGCGTAGACGTAGGGTCGAAAACCATTGATCTCAGCCAGAGTCCCGTTGCCGGATACCAAAGGCGCATCAACGAATACTCCGACCTGTCCCATCACCAATAACTCTTCCAGGACTTTCTGCCCAAGGAAGGCATTCATACTGGAACCGCGACGATCAACACCCATATCGAAGCCAGCGATTGCTCGCGTGTAGGATTCACTACCATCCTTGCGGATGACGTCCGTCATCGGCTGAGCAAGAGAGTTACGAATGTCATTGACCGCTGCTTTAGCGAAGGCCGGGATCGGCGTCATGGCTAGACGTCGTATGAACTCAGGCGATTGTTCCCGGCTCGTAAACTGCCGAAGATACTTGACTCGGTATGACTCGCCCCCTTTGTAGGTCAACCGCCATTTTTCCCAATCACTTTGCGAAGTGTAATAGTTGGGCAGTCGGAAATCAATCAAATTTCGGTCGGCCATGATTATCCTCAGAGAAATTTCTGTATGTCTTGCCCAGTTTCGAGACGAGCCGCAAAGGGAAGGGCGATTTCATTATAGACACGCGCTAACGCATAATGGTCTGGCCCCGTACTGATAAAGGTGGCCACCATGTTCGCGCTCTGATCCTTTAGCTTTGTGTCCTTGGTGGCCGCACTCTTCACCCCACCTTCTTTCACATATGTCCGCACCGGCGACTTGACATGATCTCGGTATTCCATTGACACGTCGCGTGGAAGAGCAATGCGACGGGGTTCACGAAAACGCCCTAATGCTGCACTGAACCAATTGGTCCGGTCGACCGTGATAATTGGAGCGTGGTCACCGTCATCGGCTTCTGAGATTTCTTTAGCCGACACACCACGTCTAAAGCGGCACAACCACACGTAGCCAGGAAACCTCCTGGCAAAGCGGCGAGCTTCCATGATTTGCGGATCAGCATCGATCACACAAGCTTGGATCTGCCACTCAGGCATCAGTTCATCAAGCATGCACCAATCTTCTTCATGAAATTTGGTCTCGAAGAGAACCGTTGCCTTGGCGGCCACATTCAAGTCACTAGAGAACCGATCAAAATGCCACTCCGCAATCTCAACGTAGTTCCACTTTCCTTGATCGACACCCATCGTAATGATACGGCCGCTGTCCACTACTGGTCGAGCACCGTCCTTGGTGTGATTTTTCAGGCAGGCTTCAATGTCATCGTCTGAGACTTTGGCACCATCGCCCACAAAAGGTTCGCCAAGCTTTGAGTTGTGAAACTCGATGTTGGCCATCTCATCACCGAAGCCAGTGAAATGGGCAACTGCCAACTCACCTGGGGAGACAGTGTATGAGTACAACTGAGAAATGGCAAACCCACGTTTTTCCGGGTTGGCATTCTTGTTGGTCACGTTCCAAGTGGCATCAGCGAGCCACTCAGGCTTTGCTTCGTGATCCAGCTTGCCACCACACTCTTTGCACTTCAGAAAAGATTCAGCACATCGAACATCCTGGACCCCTTCACCGATGATCTCGACACAATCGGGCCAGATCAATTCAGTCCACCGACTACACCGAGTACACTTGAAAACAAAGTGTTCCTGTGTCGTCTTTTGGTAGAGCTTGTGAATGCCAAAATTTGGGACGGTCGGAGTCGAGATGCCCCAGACTGTCTTTTTCAAGTTGCCCGACAGACGTTCGAGAGCTAACTGGATCGCCCGCTGACTCATCTCATCAATTTCGTCCATCAGCAGCACGGAGACCGGAATCGACTTCAAGTTGCTGTCACCACGGCTACCACGGATGTAGAGCGTGTTGGAGCCAGCTTGCTTCAACTCGATCGAGTTAATGTCCGTGAAGATTGACTTGAGGTAAGGACTCTCCCTGAGAGCCGAACTAAATCGTGCTTTGGAAAAGTCACTGGCGTTCTTGCTGGTGGGCAAAACATACAAGACATCGCGCTGAAGCTGATCGAGTGTGTAGAACGCCAAGTTGATTAAGACTTCCGTGACACCCAACTGGGCTCCCTTCATTGCGTAGTTGAAGGGAGCCTTCGAGGTGTGCATCCCCTTGACCCAGGGATGATGCTTCGCCGAGTAGGGACCTTCAAAGTCCCCTGTCATAATGCGGCGCTTGGCAGCCCACCGAAGACAATTAGTGAGCGTTCGGCTTTGCAGTCCATCCGCAATCGACAGTGTTAGCTCGGTGAGCAGATCCATGGTCCCATCCTGAAGAGATACGTGCAGTGTCAGTCCTCAGGCTCGTCGGCCTTGGGCTCGTCGGGCTCGTACCAGCCGTTGTCCCCGGGCTCGTCCTTAATTTCAAGGTCTTGCCAAGATTTCTCCTCGCCGTAACCCGGCGTTTGAGTGACAGCCATGTCAGAAGGAGCCGGCTCAGCAAGGATTGGCTCGATGGGTGGCTCGCTGGGCATGCGTGTGGCATACCCCAGGACGTTGCCCTCAATGGGTTCATCGGGTCCACTTGACGGACCACTGTGTTCGATGGCTTCCTTCACAACAATCAGTTCGCCAACCTCTTTGCTTCGGTGGTCGGTGAACCGTGCAGTGACCCCCACCTGGTCTTCACAGATGCCGTCCGGGAGCGCAATCTCCTCAAACTGATTGGCAACTGTGGCCGTGCGGATGTAATCGTTCCCGGGCATCGCAACATAGAGTCGCAAGCTGAAATACTCCGCACTTTGTGGTAGCGTGACTCGCATGGCGTCTCCTTCCAAAGGAATGGGTAAACGTTTCTTTGAGGCTCTACCAGGAGTAGGCACCACCGAAGTAGGCACCCCTCCCCGCAGAGCATCAAAGAAACGGGCCTCAATGTGAGGCCCGATCCTTAGTTGACGATCAAGTTGTTCAAGGATCAGAAGAACACGGCGAGCCACCTGAGCACCTTCACCAGGATGATGATCAAAGTGAGGACGCTACTGGTCCTCTTGATCTCCACCCCGTCTTCCAGCACAATGAAAGTAGGCACCTGTGTGATGCGATACTCCCGTGCCAGTTCAGGATACTGGTCGATGTCGATCTCCGTGACCTTCATTCCCTGTTGCCGCAGTTCCTCGACCTTGGGTTTCGCCTCTTGACATGGTTTGCACCATGTCGCCGAGAAGAACAGCACCTCGCGAGTCGACTCCGGTTGAAGTTGCTCATCCGGGGCCGGACATTCTTCTTCAGGGCAGAAGGGCACCGACTGACCAGTGTCAATCTTGATACCCTCACAACCGATGAAGAGGAGCGGAAGTAACAGACAAAGGAATTGAAGTCGCCGCATGGGAACCTCCCTTAGGCAACGGGCTTGGCGTCGGCGGGCGCGACTGGAGCGGCCGGAGCCGAAACCTTGTCGGCTTCAGCCAAACGCAACCGAATAAGCTCACGGCCTTCGGGCGTCCGCAAATTTACGTCCAACAGCGTCTTGAAGACATCCGCGCACTCGGCCAGAACGGACTTCTCACCGCCTGCGAGAGCCTTGGCCACATCGGCGATCTGCCGGGCCATGCCAGAATAGTCGCCGACCGCATAACAGAGGAACAACTCGGGCAGACGGACAAAACCCATTTTCTTCAGGTTCGCAGCCAACTCGGCGGCATTCTTGCGGCGGTTCTCGATCTCAGTGTCCTTTTTGAAGAGCCACTTGGCGGCGAGCCAAGCACACAGGCCCGAGAGAGCGATGATAACGAGATTGGAAAGAGTCAGTGTCATGTTCAAATCTCCAAAGTGAAGGATCAGCCATCAACAATAGATGGCCTAAATGTGTCAGGTACAAATAACTCTGCCAGGGTCATGTGACAGGTCCAGCAGAGAGTAGATGGGACTAGCCGTTCTCCGGAGCGTAGACGTCCTTCCATCCTTGGGCAAGACCAATACCTGCACCGACCAGACTAGACAGGATGGACAACCACCAAGTGGGGTCGTGCGATTCCGAGTCGGGCTCGATGGGTTCAACGGGCGGAAGCACCGGAGGGCCGATCGGAGGGCTCGGAGGAGTCACCGGAGGCACCGGAGGAGTCACCGGAGGTTTCGGACATGGCCGTCGCCAATCGGGTTGTGGACCGGGACGACATGGACTACGCCGTCTGAATAGAAATCCACTTGTTGGGTCCGTAAGGTCAACTCGTATGCCGCTGTACAGTGCTTCGGGAGAAATCGGAATATGCTGAGCCGAAAACTCGGATACAACGACACCCTTTGCAGTCTGCACTCGGACGAATGGGAGCGCCGGCATGTTGGGGGCATACCGCTTGAAACGGAGTTGATCAGGGCTGTACTCATTGAAATGGACCTGGCTGCGAAGGCTCTTCAAGCCAGCGTGCGTCTTGAACCAGCTTTGCAACATTTGGTACTTGGGATCAGCCTTGTTGCCAAACAGGCTCACATACCACTTGCCTTGGTCCTGCGGAAGCGTGATCACTCGCCCCTGCGAGTTGTACTTGACGCCATATTGGGCGTCTGCAACCATCGTGTCACCAGCGAGGGCCACACACGGGAAGGCCATCAGCAAGCACACGAGAATCAGAAGAAACTGTCTCATGGTTTGAATTCCTCAGTTGTAAAAGGGACGACCGAAGCAAACGTTATGCTTCCGGAATCAGGAAAATGGGAGCGGAGGCGGTGGTGCGTAAACAGGTGTCACTGCCCAGCTATCCGAGTTGAACCATTCTGACAGGAATGTCTCGCGGGGAACCCATTTGATTTCCCCAATGTTATTGTTGTCCAGGAGGCCCGCCCATTTAGCATCAAGGTGGACCAGGTTGACCATGTGTATGCCACCCTTCACAGTGACTCCACAACCTCGGCGTGTGTTACAAGCCCACTCCAGGAAGGACACATCGTACTCGCTTTGAGTGTAGGCGTACTGAACACCCTCGGCATCAAACTTGGCGGCCAGGTTCTCGGCCCATTCGCCATCGGCGTAAGTTTGCCTCCATCTGTCTGCCAGGTCAGGGCGAC